ATCAATAATACGTTGTGCCTCTTCTTTCGTTTTGACGGTATGAGACATATGTCCGTCTGTAATTGTGATCTCTGTCATGTATGTCCTCCTTTTAGATTTTGTATTTAGCCATCAGCTCATCGATGTCTTTTTTGTCATACCTTAAAAAGCCATCTATACGAATTTCTTTTAACCCATGAGCTACTAGCTTCTCAAATCCTTGATCATTTACACCTCCCACATATTTTCTAGCTTCGATCTTTTTTAAATATCGTGTTTCTGACAAATTCTTTTTTGAAAGTTGACTAAGTGCGTCCTTTACAACTTCAACAATTGCAATTCTCAATCGAGTCAGAAACTCTTCGCTTAGAATATTCATGTCTAGCCTCCTATCGAATTCTGTAATCACGGATGATCTCTAGAATAGTTCTGTTTGCCTTTGGTCCACTCCAGTGTCCATCAAGAATTTGTTGCATTCGTACACGCGTGTGACCATAAGCAGTAGCCAAATCATCCATAGTTATTCCATTCTCTTTCATAAACTCTTTGATCGCCGCACGACCGTTATCCAAGTTTGACATTAACCCACTTCCTTTTTTTATAAATTTGTAAGTTAAAATGATAGAAAAAATATAATTTCCATTGACATTTTTACACTATAGAGTAAAATGAATACATAGAGAAATAAGCCTATAACAAAGCCTTTTATTTGCACTTGGTCGCCAAACTTTATGCTATAAGGTGTGTTTTTAGTTTGCTTTTTTCTATCAAATTAACTTACGGATAAATAATAACTCTATATCGTAAAATTGTAAAGCTATTTTTACTCTTTTTCGTAAATTATTTTTTCGTGTTGGAAAGGAACGTTGGAATGACAACATTTGAAAGAATAAAAGAACTAGCGAAAAACAAGAATAAAAACCTTCAACAAGTCGCTAAAGATTTGAAGTACGGAGAGAATTACTTTTATAGTTTAAATGCAGGAAAACAGCCAACTGCCGAAAAGTTACAAGAAATTGCTGACTACTTCGACGTATCTGTAGATTATTTGCTAGGACGTACTGAGAAAAAAAGATACTATGATTTAACAGAAAAAGACGAGCGTGATATTCAACAAGAATTACAGTCATTAATCGACGATTTATCTAATGCTGACGGAATGGCCTTTTCAAAGAAAGATGGTGAAATGAGTGAAGCAACACGTGAAGCTCTCATTATCTCTTTAGAGAATGCGTTGCGAATAGCTAAGATAGAAGCCAAGAAAAAATATACACCTAAAAAATATCGCGATTAAAAGGAGTACGTTGTTTATGTATTTACCTCAAATTGATAACAAAATTAATAAGCTGGTAAAACTATATCAAACACGCAATCCTTTTAGAATTGCACGAGAATTAAAGATACTAGTTTTAGAAGAAGATTTGGGAGAAATTTATGGTTACTATAGTAAATTCAAACAGATAAAAATGATCCACATAAATTCTAGTTTAGATGAGCCAGGAAAAATGGTGACTTGTAGTCATGAATTAGGACACTGTATTTTACATCCGAATGAAAACACACCTATGTTGTCTAAAAAAACGCTAGTATCTGAATTAAAAATTGAAAAAGAAGCAAATTATTTCGCAACTCATCTGACTATTGATCCAGCTTTAGACGGCTTTGATCATATGACAAAATATGAAAAGCTCGTCTGCTTTGGATTGCCAGATGAATTCGTTCGTTTCTTGTGAATTATAATACAACATAAGGAGGATATAGATGAAAATAGGAATGAGAAAACCAAGTATAAAAAAATCCATAAGCGCTAGAACCACTGGAAAAGCAAAACGTGCTGTGAAAAAAGCAGTTATTCCTAGCTATGGGAAAAAGGGTTCAGGATGGATTAAAGACCCCAAAAAGGCTGCTTACAACAAGGTTTACAACAAAACCACATTTGGGGTTAATCCTCTTTCTTCAATCGAAAGTAAGTCAAAAACAAGCAAAAATAGTGATTCAAAAATAAACTTTAGTAATTTTAATAGCCCAATTAATTATCCTAGCTACGAGGATGATGTTGTAGAAGTAGTTGGAACATATTATACAAACGCGGAAAAGATTTTAAGAAATGTATTAAAAGACAGAGGTGAGCAATGGAACTTAAATGGTTACCAATACCACCATTTAACACTACTGCTAGTTCCTGAACCAGATAATGAGTATGACCCAAACGCTATTGCTGTTTACTCTAATTATCCTACTCCTAAAAATGCAAAAATTAAAAGAAGCGGTAAAATCGGATACCTTCCTAAAGGGGTGAGTATTCTTCTAGAAGAACCTACAGAAGTAGAAACTATCATCAAAGAAGGATTTGGAGATTTTTACATTAAAATTGACATAAGCAATTATATAGCAAATACAAAAAAGGAGTATGTTGATTCGGTCAATGCAGAGGAAAATTCCGAGGTATGCACTAACGAACAACTACGACCTTCATCTAGCAATCAAGGTACTCCGAAAAAAAGAGTTAGCAAATTTCTATTTGTATTTTTTGCTATTTTTCTAGGTAGTTTTGGCATTCACTGGTTTTATGCTAATAATTTCAAAAAAGGAGTTTTATATTTTATTTTCAGCTGGACCACTATCCCGTTCTTTTTAGGACTGTACGAAGGGTTAAAAGCCTTGCTTATACCTACAGACGAAAATCGATTAATAGAAATGTAAAAAAAGCCCGTGCAGCAACACGGACTCGAAACCTTATTTCTAAGATTCCCCAATAAAATAATATCATAGAGATAAGGAGTAGAAAATGAAATTTATTAAATTTGGAATTATTGGATTACTAGCAGTGACAGTTATGGGAGGATGTGGATCATCAACAGCTGAAACAAAGGAATCAAAAAATTATAGTGAGACAAACAGTACTATCAAAGAAGTAGACTCTGATCAAACCGCTGAGTTTGCAACTATTGCCGAGAAACACATTAAAGAAATATATTCAATAGATAATTTGAAGATGGATTTAAAATCTATCAAAGTTACTCAATTTCCTGACGATAAAAATGCAGAAACTGGTGAAGAGTACAAAAATGTCTACAATGGTACTGGAGATTTTACTTGGCAAGACAAAAAATACAACTTTTCTTTGATTTATTCGAAAAAAGATGCAACTAATTATACTGTCCTATATCTATATAGCAATCTAGACCCTAATAAAGGTGTAGATACACCATTAGAAAGCGATCAATAAAAAAGCACATTTGCCGCCCGACCAAGAACGCAAATGTGCAAAGAGCTACGGTAAAGTAGGTCTATTTGTTGTACCCTATTTTACCATCTCGAAATCCGCTGTACAACCGAACAAACGTACGAAAGGAAAGATAAAGATGGCAAAAAAAGAAATTGATAAACGAATTAAAAAGCACTTAACAAAAAAAGGCGAAGAAAAATATCAGTTTAGTCTGTACTTAGGAGTTGATCCGCTAACAGGAAAAAAAAGAAAAACAACGAGACGAGGTTTTAGTACTCCATTAGCCGCTGAGAGAGCTTTAAAAAGATTGGAGGCAGATATACAGGAAAAAGGGCTACAAGCTTCTACAGCTCAAAAGAGCAAGAAATTCGAATATGTTTACGGCTTATGGTTTGAAAATTATAAAAAGACAGTTAAAGAAAGCACTTGGTCCTCCACCAAACAAATTTTTGACACACACATCTTAAAAGTGTTTGGAGATAAGTTCATTGACAAAATAGACGTTTTTTTCTGTCAAGAAGCAGTAAACACTTGGTCCGATAGCCATCCTAAAATTTTTAAGAAAATAAAAAATTACACATCTAATGTTTTTGATTACGCTGCTTCTTTACAAATTATAACTAGCAATCCTATGAAATTAGTTTCTATTCCACGTGGAGAAGCTCTAGATATCGAAGATAAAAATATCGAATTTTATACTAAAGAAGAATTAATCGAATTTTTAGAAGCAATAAGAAACGATGATGATGAAAGATATTTATTCTTTTTCCTATTGGCTTTTACAGGTATAAGAAAAGGAGAAGCTTTTGCACTGACCTGGTCGGATATTGATTTTAAGAGCAAAACACTCAATATTAATAAAACTGTAACAAGAGGTTATCAAGGGAGATTGATCGTAAATACTCCTAAATCAAAATCTGGAAAAAGAAAAATTTATCTGGACAATGATTTGATCAGTTTATTGAGAAAGTATTATACAAAAAACAAAACGATCGTTACAATCCAAAGCGAAAACTTAATTTTTCACCATGATGGTCTTCTCTATAACCCTACAGTTTCACGTTCGTGGCTTAATGTCATATATAAGCATCATCCAGAATTGACTAAAAGAATCACTACTCATGGTTTTCGACATACTCATGCCTCTCTCCTTTTTGAATCAGGAGCTTCTTTAAAAGATGTTCAGGAACGTTTAGGGCATGCAGACATTCAAACTACTTCAAATATTTACACTCATGTAACTGAAACTCAAAACAAAAAAGTCATCAATAATTTTGTAGCATTTATGAAGAATAGTACTCAGGGGGAGTCAAAAGGGGAGTCAAAAAATATTTTAGGTTAAATTACAACAAAAAAAGACACGATCGAAATCGTGTCTAATCGTTGATATATAAGGAAGGTACGGGGATTGAACCCGTGCGCCGGTATTAGCCGGTTCGCCGGATTTCGAGAATAGGGTTTAAAGCTGATTTTAAGTGTTTTTCGCTTATTATCAGCTTTTTATTATCTAAAAAAACAACTTTTAGAGACATCCATATACTGCTTGGGGGAGTCAAAAGGGGAGTCATTTTTATATTTTATTCGCATTTTAAATCACTTAGAGTATGTACCCTGTAGGACTCGAACCTACGACCGAACGGTTATGAGTCGTCTGCTCTAACCAACTGAGCTAAGGGTACGGAAAGCCATAAACAGTCAACCAGTAGAATGTGTGGCAACAAACCTGTTATCGCATATCTTGGAGTGTGACTATTTATGAGTGATAGTGAATATATGCGGCAACATCACTATTTTATCGAATGATTTTTATAGTTTTCAATATAATTATGTACCGCCCCTCAAAAATGAGAGGCTATTTTTTATCGTTGCGGAATATTTAAATACCAGCGTTTATCATGGAAATCTTGTGCTCCGCCTTTAGTGTTCCCTTCTGGATCATTCGTTGCACGCATCATTACATAGACTTTCTTATTAGGAAAATTACGCATGTTGAACGATACATGATAACCAACGTTTCCATAAGTACTATAAGATTGGTTTACATCTGGACGTGAAACGCCATTAGCATTTACTCGTGCTAACTCTTTGCCAGTATTATAGTCCATGATAAAAATGTACTCGTATTTATAGTTAGCAATGTGCCATCCAGCGACGTGCAAGTTCGCATTTTCGATTTCCCCAAACTGATCAATGTGAGAATGATTCGTTCCATCTGTTAAAGTCGGATTAGCTGCACCAGCTCGTGTTGGATCAATGACAGGCTTGTTTTCAGAAGTTGTTGGATTTTCATCGGTAAATCCATGAGCTAAATCATATGCTAATTTTTCTTTACTTACGCCCATTTCAGAAAGATAACCGTAAGGATCTGTATGATCTCCCCAAATATTTTGTGTTACCCATAAATGTGATTTGATTCCTGGTTGGTTATAAGGAGTGTCTAATGTTAATGGAATACCGTATTTTATTGCAGAATCTCTTGCCAGTTCAACGTATGCTTTATTGTTCTTTTCAAAAGTTGCTTTATCATGTGTGTGTTGTAACTCAATCTGCACAGAACTGTTGGCATTAGCATATGAACCAGCGCCATACTGTACATAGCCAGGTTGTCCGACTTGATAAACAATTCCACCGTCTCCCACAATGTAAGCAGTGTAAGCACTAGTCCATGAACGTTGCATATACTGTGCTTCATTGCGTCCTGTTGCTGTTTCGTTAGCAGTTTCATGCAGTAAAATATACTGATTATTCGCTACTTGAGAGCTACCTTCATTTACACCCAAATTAAATTCATTGTTAATCGTGTAGGCAAATCCATTTACTGGCAACAAAAAAAGAGCCATCAAAAGGCTCAATGACAATACTATTTTCTTTTTCATTTGGTCCCTCCTTCTTCGCTTTCAGCCGAGAACATTTTGTAGGTTCGATTTGATACACCCAACACACTCCCTAAAAACGCGCCAAAACCAGTAATGATGACAACACAGATATCTGTGTACTGCCAATTGAGCGCTTTACCAACTAACCCCACGAAAGTAGCTAGTGCGGGAATAATTACCAGTGCGAACCATTTTAGTACTTCGAACGTTTTATTATTCATTTTCTTCTCTCCCTAAACAAAGTTTTAATTTGTTGCGTGTGTTCCGCCAATTTTTCTGCATGCTTATCTAATCTTTCATCGTGACTTTTCAGTTCTTCGTGTATCGTAAGTCGATCATTTTTGCTGGCTTCTAAATCTTTTGTTAGCAAATCTAAATTGTGGCTTACTTTTGAAAGAGTCTCAGTAATCTTCGAGAAAGATGCAGTAATTGGTTTTATTACTAATAAAATCAAAGAAACAATCGCAGTGATTGATCCTGCGATTGTTCCCCATTCCCCTAAATTGATCATGTGACAACTCCTTTACCTAAAATAAAAACGCATCACTTAAGATGCGCTCTTATCTTTATTAATGATTTTATCTGCTTCTTCGTCTGTAATGCATAGTGGAACGAATAGTCGAACTTGATCGTCAGTAAAACAGCCCCAATCATACATCATTTTTATATCGCTAAAACTAAACATACTACTCACCTCCCTTTGAAGCTGGATTTAGTTCTTTAATTTCTGAAATATCTTTGCTATTTTGTAACGAAGCAAGTATTGTCTTTGAACTGATTTGTGCTAAACTGTCAGCTTTTTCTTTCAATGCAGTATTTTCCTGTTTAATTGCTACATTGTTTAGCATGAGTTTGGCGTTGAGCTGTTTTAAATCGCCGTTCTCATTTTCTAACGACTCATACATCGCTTTGAGATTGTTTAAATCGTTGTGATCTAACGCGTTCGCTAAAATAATCCATTGGTTCAGTTTAGAATCAAACATCTGATCAGCAATCGTTAGCGGTTCGCCATCAGCTCGAATTCCTTCAAGCGGTGGCTGATCCGTATAGGGAACGGACACAAGCATGTCGTCCAATACTTTTCCTGCGTACTCTCCACCAGTACGTCCGTATTTCCAAATGTTTTTCATTTATTTCACTCCTTCACTTGACTATTTTCTGTTGGTGCTGGCGCAAAAACCAAAGCAAATCCTCGCACAGCTAATTTTTTAACTGGCGTGGTTGGTGAATCGATGAATCGCACAATCGGCTTACGTGCGTCATCAAAATTGTTTTCGACAGTTATGTGGTAAGAGCCAAATCCACCATCCGTATAGTCAGGCTGACATACTCCCCCTAGCCAAAGATACCCACCAAAAATATTCGGAACGTCGCTGTAAGTAAACGAGGCATTTCCATCTGTTCCCAACCGAATATAACTACCTTTTGCATATCCCTCTGTTTTCTGGAATGTTAAAGTTTCCCAAGCCAACCATGCGCAACCACCCAAATAGATTGCCCCATGCTTGGTATATTTATCGGCGTCTGTGGCTTTAGCATATTCACTTGCGATATTTAGCCCGTTTAATTGAATGCCGTTCTTAAAATTCTTCAACCCTAATGCTGTTTGTGGATCAATCAGATTTAAAACATTGTCTGATTTCGCAACAGCCACACTATTGACAAGCGGTGTACTCGTAAAGTTTTTCGCTCCGGCGATTGTTTCATCACCAGTTTTGTTCACGAATTTTTCTTTTGTCCATTTCGCGATTGCTTGAAATACCCTAAGCGGTGTCATAGTTTTTTTATTGTCCGTTCCACTTTCAGCCTCATCTTGAGTTGCTAATTTTTCTACGTGATTGGCCGCTATCATTAACTCGATATCTTGTTTGGTTGCTACGTTATTATCTGCTATGAGCTTCAAAATTTCGGCTTGTTTCGCCTGAATACTTGTTGTTTGCGTTGCTAGTGAATCAACTAAGGTTGTTGTATTCGAAATTTTTGAGTTAAGACTTGAGAGTTGTGCTTCATACTCGTTGATTTTTTCAGCAGCATATTTTTTTAGCTCTGCTATCGTTTCGTCTAAGGTGTCCTGGATTTCCTTAATATAATACTCGCCAGCGTGTTCGAACTCTTCCTCGATTCTTGAGCGTTCAATTGTGAAATTGAAGTAACACTCATCTGATCGTGAATCATCATTAAAGTCTAAATAAACGTATCCCTCAACGATTCCTTGATATCCTCTTAGTTCGTCTGGAATAACGTATCTAGCATGCCCATCCAATCTACTTATGATCTCGACGCCATCAAAGGACGTGAATTGCTTCCATTCGTTGTTTTCTCTCGTTAGAAGCATTAACTTCACATCTACATTGAAAAGATCGGTCGGCGTTCTGTCTTGATTTTGTATATAAAAATCAATTGCGGCCGAGTTTTTATCGTAGCTATAAAACTTAAGCTCACTGCCAGTCACATTCAAGCGACCATTGGGAGAAGCTCGAATAATGATGTCTGCAACTTTTCTTATTGTCATACTGAACTCCTCCTAATACGCATACGAGCGATCTGTCGAACGCCCGAAACCTAAAATTTTGACTTGCCTATTATCTATATTTACTTCTACAACACAAAAAGCGTCCTCTTGCACTAAGCCAATTTTTGAATCATCTCGAACAAATGAACAATCTAGTACAGTCGAATAGTACCCGCTCATATCATAAAAGTATTCTGCATGTCTGTGTCCTGCAAAAAAACCAATAAAATTGCTTTCATTGCGATTTGAGAAATCAACTGACAAATTTACAGTATAGTCTTCTAATGCTGAAACTAGCGTTGTACTCGTTTTTGAAACGAACGCAGAAATGAGTTGTTTAAGTAAGTCGCCATTTTTGATTTCACCAGGTTCAATACCGTCGGGTTGTATAGGCACATGTGTCGCCATAATTACATGATAATCTTCTGGTAATGTTCCTAGTGCCTTTTCTGAAATCCACTTCAACTGCTGTTCGCGCAAACCGTGTATCCACTGATCTGTATACTTTAGTGTTCCATTTGCATTAGTTGCCATCGAATTATCTAATGTATCAATGATTACCAGACGAATCTTCTTCTCATGAAAATCTTTATAGTGGTACTGTCCTTCTGTGTCGTAAACTTTCCCATTTTGATCTAGATATTTTTTGAAAATAGCTAACTGCTCTGCTCCTGTTAAAATATCTTTTTCAAATACTTTATTTCCTTCATTAGTTGTATCCCAAATAAGAGTACCCGCATCGTGATTTCCTCTGACAATAAATTTATTTGAGTTGCTACCTTGTGAGAATCGCTCACAATAACGTTCTAAATTACGAATATTGATTGATTTGTCTTTGTGTTCGCTATCCACGTTGTCGCCTAAAGCAGCGATAGCATCCAAATCATTCTGAATGTACAGAATATTATTCAAATTTTTTAATGAGCGGTAAGCCTGAGTCCGCCAAGTCCCCTCATCGAAATGTGAATCTGTTACAATCCCTAAATTAAAAGCACTAGGATTAATTTTTGCTTTGAGTTGTTCTAGTGCTTTCACGAAATACAGCCGAGGCAACGTCTCCCCGGCCTCATCTGGGAAATTCATCAGCCGTTGTCCACGTTCCTGTAATATTATGAGCATGGCTACCATCCATCGCTACTTTTAATTTTAATGCCCCACCAGCACTCACACTTCCAAAATAAGTATCAAACATTGCCGGCACATAGTTCACTACACCTGTATCCGTTGTTGGACGAAATCCTTCTGGAAACGTAATTGGTGTAAAAATCGCATTATTTGCAGCCTTCGCATCATCTAGTGTTCCAACTGAACCATTCATGCTCACCGTGTCTCCTATCCGAGTTAAATAGATATCCCCCCATTTACATTCTGACAGGTCAGTAACTGGATAATGCTTAGTTACCATATTCGAATCGTAGAAAGCTTTGGTCGCTTCTGGAGTCATTAACTTTGTATTATTAACTCCGAGCTTTGCTTCCTCATCAGTTGCTAATCGTGCATCAGTTTGCTGTGTTACGCGTTGAGGGGTCATAAATTTATTTGTAGCGATCCCCTGTTCTGCATCCGTCTTTGAAGCTGTCGCAAAATTATCTAGTTGGTTTGTACGTCCGTCAATTTCCGAAATCTCGTTGATTAGTCCACTAAAATCTTTATTTTCCACGATTCCTGAAATCAAAGTTTTGTACCTCTTGTAGTACTCGACTAACTCTTGTAAATCCCAAAAGTAATTTCCTTCCCAAATGTTTTTACGTATACCAGGAAGCACACGATAATTGAAACGCATCGTACTAAATAAATCAGATTCCGGTTCTTCGTTGTCGGCAAAACTGAACCACGCTTCGAATTCTCCGACCTTTTGTAGAAATGGATCGATCAGTGTATAAGAAACGCGACTACTGTCATAATAAATAGTTTCTACTTTATCTCTTACTTTGTAAGGACCAATTTGCGCATTGAAAAAGACAACTTTACTATCAAAATTTAAAAGTTGTCCTTCTTCAACTATTTCAGCCTCGAAAATTTGGCTGTTTTTATCATCTTGAATGATACGAATAAGCGGAATATTATTATTTGGCTCTGTTGTACTTAAAATTATTTTATGTTTAGGCACTTTCT